AAATACAAGTGCTCTTAATAAAGCCAATAAATATAATACCAAGTGTAGAAAGTGTTGTAAACGAGGTATTAAATCTCCATTTATAAATAAAACATATGAAGATATTTATGGAAAAAAATTAGCCAAGATATTAAAGAATAAATTAAGTAAATCACATATAGGGATAAAACATAGTAAAGAATCTAAAGAAAAAATATCTAAGAACAATGCTAGATATTTTTTAGGTAAAACGTTTACAATAGAACATATAGAAAAATTATGTGCAAATAGTGGTATGAGAGGCACAAATTTTTCTAATATATGGATAGAAAAATATGGTAAGGAGGAAGCAGATAAGAGATTAAAAGAAAGATCAAATAAATTAAGTATTAAGCAGAAGGGAATACCATTATCAGAGGAACATAAGAAAAAATTATCGATTGCAAAAAAAGGTAAAAAGAGAAAACTGTTTTCAGAAGAAGCAAAAAGAAAAATGAGATTATCAGCTATTAAAAGAATAGAAAAAAACAAACTAGATGGTAGACAACTTATTCCTAGTTATAATCCAATATCCATTCCTATAATAGAAGAATATGGTAGAGCTAATGGATATAACTTTCAACACGCAGAAAACAGTGGAGAATATTTTATAGAAGACTTAGGTTACTGGGTAGATGGATATGATAAGATTCGAAATACTGTAATAGAATATTATGAGAGAGCTCATAAAAATAAAGTTAATAGAGATGAAAGTAGAAAACAAGAAATTGTTTCTTTACTCAATTGTAAATTTATAGAACTTAGAGAATGGGAGATAAGTGATGCATTACCTTAAATTTGCGCGTGTCGATACAACTATATATTCGGATCATCCCACACAGAATTGTGGTCGTGACGAAATTCTAGAAATTATTAAGACTTTTTCTTCGGCAAGTTATAGTTCAGCTATAGTGTCAACTATTAACTCGCGTGCGCTAGTTCAGTTTGATCTAACTGATATTTCTCAATCCATTGTTGACGGTACAATTGCTAATCCTAGATTTTATTTAAATATGTATATTTGTACTGCAAAAAATCAAGAACAAACTACTAATCTTTACATATACCCAATTTCATCAAGTTGGGTACAAGGTGTTGGTAAAAGATTTGACTATCCTATTAGAACTGCAGGTGCGAGCTGGACAGCTAGTGATGGTGATGTTCCAACTTATTGGGATGCAACTGGTTCAGATTATATTTTGGCTGATATTGTAACAACTTCTTTGTGGTCTAACGAAAATACATTTCAATCGTCTGGTCATTATACATATGAATTAGCAGATTTAAGGGCTGATGTTACAAGTATAGTAAATAATTGGTTTAATGAGTCTTATGTAAACAATGGATTTTTAATTAAGAGATCAGATTCAGAAGAAACTAATACTAAAGACTATGGTTATTTACAATTTTATTCTATAGATACTAATACAATATATAATCCTAAATTAGAAGTAGCATGGGATGATTCTTCATTTATAACTGGAAGTTTAACTTCTTCTAATATGACCGATATGTACATATATGCGAAGAACATGGACAGTGAATATAATAACGGAGAAAAAGTACAAATAAGACTTGGTGTTAGAAAAAAATATCCAAGGAGATCATATTCAATTAATAATGCATATGAAATGTTGCAATATTTACCATCATCTTCTTATTATTCGATTGTAGATGCTCAATCATTACACACTCTAATACCATTTGATACAGGGAGCACTAAAATCTCTTGTGATTCCAGTGGAAGTTTTTTCAATATCTGGATGAATTCGTTTCATCCCTCTAGATACTATAATATAAGGATTGAGGTTGTATCAGGATCATTGAAGAATATTTATGAACTTCCTGTTTCATTTAAGGTTGTAAGATAATAAATGATATATTATACATATGAGTTAGTTGATCCAAGAACTAATTTAATATTCTATGTTGGAAAAGGCAAAAATAATAGAATGCATCAGCATTTTAAAAAAGTAAAAAATAATAAAACTTTAATTAATAAACACTTAGAAAATAAATTAAAACAATTAATAGACGAAAAATTAGAACCAATATATAATAAAACTTTTGAATCAGAAAATGAACAAGAATGTTTTCAAAAAGAAATTAGTAGAATTAAAGAAATAGGAATTGACAACTTGTGTAATATGACACATGGTGGTGAAGGTGGATTATTATCAATAGAAGCAATACATAAATTATCTATATCTAAGATGTGTCCAAGATTTAATTATATATTAGAATGTTTAAAATGTAAAAATAAGTATACACTATGTTTAACATTAAATGAATTTAATAGAGGCTGGTATAAGAAACATTGTTCTAAAAAATGTGCATATAGTAGAATAAAGAGCGCATTAGAAAAATTAAAAATTTCCAACATAATGATAGTGCGGGGCACTTCTAAAGGAAAAAATAATTCAAGATATGGAAAAAATTTATATAACACATGGGTTGAAAAATATGGGAAAATAGAAGCAGATAATAAAATGAAAATATATAAAGAAAAACAAAGAAATTCTCTCACCAATAGAAAATTTTCTAATCAGACTATTAAAAAAATGTCAGATGCTGCAAAAACTAGGTGGAAAAATTTTAATAAACAGAAGATTAAGGTAATTTCTGGATCCTTAGAAAATATTTTTGAATTACCAACAGAATTTTTAGTCACATGAAGATAAAAAATGGCAGAAATAAATAGTCAAATATATAACACAATAGAAGGTGAATTAGTAACTAGTCGTTCTGATGATGGTAGTATACTGTCAATTTCGAGTTCAACTATTAAGGCAACCGATGAACACCAATTTGTAGAATTAGATTCTATGCTGTTTTATTATTCATCACCCTATTTAGATGATATAATGGATACAGAATTTAAAGAGTTGGTACCACCTCAAGATTTGATAGATGCTCAGCAATCTATAATACCTCCTGGTATGATATTGATTAGTCAGTCAGATTGGTTAGCAACAGAATCGTTAGTACTAAATTTACATGAAGACTTAATAGTATCTAAAAGCTACTTTGACAATGAAATTTATATATTAAAGGCAGAAAATACTTCATTGGATTCAATAGTAAAATATGTTGACCAAGCAGCAAGTACTATACTAGATAAACAGATTGTTAAATATTCAGACCCATTTAGTAAACACTTTCCCAATAATCTTTCACCAGAAAATGAGAAATCATTTAATGAATTTTGGGTAGTACTAAATGCAACAAGAGCAGTGTTTGATATTCCATTTTCAAGTATAATTGAAAGTAGGGTACCTATTGCAAGTAGAACATCTTCATACGTTGATTATACATATGAGGTAGTAGCATCTATGTCGGCTCAAAATGGAATTAAACCCTATGTTTCTAAAATTATTACACATGAAACAGATGTCAATTATAAAACTGCTTATAGTGATAAATATTTATTTGATTCATTTTATTATGGTGCATATATATTTGAAAATCCAGATACTGTAACAGCATTATTAGGAGAAAGGCAATATTTGTTAAACGTAACAAAATCTTTAAGAGAAGAAATTACACGATTACATGTTATATTATCAGGGGGGGGCGGAGGTGAAGGTATTACTGTAATTCCATCTATAGTGACAATAAACGAAAATCAAGAAATAAATTGTACATTAAAGTATGGAGCTTTACCATATAGAATAGATAATGCACCTGAATCAGAAATTGCAATTGCATCTATAAATGGTGAAACGCTTGTGATAAAAGGTATTAAAGAAGGAAATACCCATTTATTAATCAAAGATGCAACAGTTAAAAATTTTGCAACAGTTGGAATAATAGTTAGTAACAAAGAGGTCTATTTTGATGAAAATCAATTTGCTAAAATGAGTTTAACATTTGTAGATTATTCTGGAAAATTTGATGTTTCTGATTTAGGTGTTACCATAAGTCATGTTACATTTCCTTCTGGTAAATATACATGGACACATAAACCAATTTGGACTCCAGAACAAGCAGAATGGAAATACATACAAGAAGCGAAAATTCCTCCTGGATATATTAAGATAGATTTTAGTAAAAATATAGATCCTAATGATGTTGAAGAAATCTGGTATAATGAAAATGGTCCAACATTTCCATATGAAGATCGTAAATATGTTGATGTAAAACTAATTAATAATCTTAATGTTGCGAATATAGATGAAAAGATATTATATTTTGGACCACCTGGAAATGTTAGCTCAAATAAACAAATAAATATAACATTTAGACACTATGTAGAAAATATTAATACAGGTAATCTTATACTTATTCTAAAGCAAGACATAAACTCATCTTGGTGGTGGAGATATGATGATGTGACTATTACTGTTAGATCTAGATTGCATCCTGAGAAATTTAATAAACAAATTAGACCACCTTTATATAGTCAAAGTGATAGGTCTAATGAGATTCAATTCACTGAGGTACCTCCAGGACTTATAGATATTATATTTAGTGAAGAATTAAAACCTATTAATGTGACAAAACTTGAATGGTATCAGGATTTATTTTACTATCAACCAATTGATTTACCAATTCCAATTATACCATTCACTACTTTAACAGTGGAACACTTAACAAATGCAGATTCACAATTAAGCATATCGTTTAAAGGAGATTATTAATAAAATGCCTATAAACAACAATTTAAATAGAGATGTTAAAGTAGTTGATAAGAGATTAGAAAAACTTGAAAAGACTGGCGAAGGATATTTCTCACCAGGATATATTCAGGATATAGGGCTAGATGTTTATTTAGAATTATTTGTATATAATGTAGCTACTAATGAGTTAATTAACTATAATAAATTAAATTTTGAATCCGAATTAAATAAGAGTATATTTGTAACAAATGATTCTTTATTAATTAACCCTGGAATGCATTTACGGGTATTAGGATATTCATCTGGTGTATATAAGATAAAATATGAATTTTATAGGAAATTAATAGGTAACGAAATAGTTGATGATGTAGCTAATAAATTACTTATTAAACAAATTTCCCCATCTAGAAATGAAATAGAATATTTAATACCACTTTCTTATTCTAATGATGTTAATACTGTTATTGCAGGGATAAAAAAATTAAAAACATATGTGAATTTTGGAGAAGGTAACTCCAACTTAATCATTAATTCTAAATTATTAGAAAATAGACATTTTTTTAAATTTTATGAATATTTGAGTAGTACATTAGATATTAATAATACATTTTGGATAGTAGAAAAATTATTAGATACATATGAAGATAAAGTTACCTTGTATACAGAGATACCTGAGTATGAAGGAGAACTAAAAAAACTTCTAGGTCCAAAAATAGATTATAAATTACTAAATGTTACGCAGAGAACAACAAACTTAGAAAATTTTGATTCATTAACAGCACCATCAGGTTCAATAACAGATAAAGATGTAATTAGAACATTCTTAAGTGGTAGTATAGTTGAAGGAATGGAATTAAATACCGACTTTAGGGCATTTAGTAATTTTATTCATTTTAGCTCAGCAACGCAGAGGTTACAAAATTTTAAATATAAAGTCGGTCAAATTGAATTTTATGATTCTAAAATATTTACATTAACATCAGGAACAATTGGAAGTGCAAGTACAGGAACACCTGAAATATCTGCTAGTAAGATATATTACGATAATAAGAAATTTGAAACTTTAAATTCATTTGATTCTTATGAAAAATATATGTATTTTGAGAGTCATTCGGCTGAAAGCGGCTCAGAAGGAATATTTTCTGCTGCTACATGGCCCAAGTATAATTCTGCTGGTTCAGGTTCATTTTTATTATATTCATATTCTTCTAGTGCAGCAATAGATTGGTATAATTCTCAGATATATAGTGCAAGTGTATATGATAATGAAAACCCAAATAAGTTAACGAATTTTGTTCCATTGGAAATACAGTTAGATGTACAAAATGACAACTTTGTTAAATTTATTGATATGATTGCTCAAATTTTTGATATCAACTATATTTATATTAATAGTATAACTTCTAAAAATCAGACTGAACATCATGTATACAAAGGTATACCAAAAGAAATAATAAACATTCAAGTTGCTAGTAAGAATTTTGATATAAGAAGTACAGTATCAACTAAATTTTTAGCCAATATAATGGGAACTTCTAATTTAGATACAGAATATTATTTGTTAACAGAAAATGATTTAGTGTTATTAACAGAAGATGGTATACCACTAATATTATAACAACAGGAAAATGAAAACAATTAAACTTCCATATAAAACTAAAGAAGATTTAACTTCTATACTTAAACAAGTCATAAAAGCATGGTACTAAATTATGTTTTTATGATTAATTATTGAATTTTGTATTTTATAGACTTAAATAGGATATTGTTATGAAAAAATTTAAATACATATTATTTTTTACAATTTTACTTTCAACCATGATTATAGGTCAGGTAAAAATATCCGAATTGCCTACACTAAATTCACCTGATAGTACAGATTATACTATAATGGTAAGTGGCGGAATCACTAAGAAAATTGCACTTCATGTTCTTGTAAATAGTGCCGTTGCTCAAACAATGATATTTGATTATAATACTAGTGATCTTGCTAGAACAAAAACTTTAATAAATGACTCACTTATTCTTGAGCGCGCAGCAAGGAGTGCTGCTGACTTGTTGAAAATTAGTATTGCTGATAGTGCCATATACTTCTATAAACGTGCTTACATTGATGCTGTTGCTAATGGAAAATTGTCCATAGCTGATAGTGCTACTTATTTTTATAAAAGAGCCTATCTTGATGCTGCCTTAGCTGCTAAACAAGCAAGCTTAACTTTTGGAATTGCAAATACAAATAAAGTCCAAATTAACGCTGCTGATGTAGCTGAAGATGATTATGCAAAGTTCACGGCAACGGGATTATTAGGCAGAAGTTATGCAGAAGTATTAAGTGACATAGGTGCAGCGGCTTTGGCACAGACGATGTACATTGGAACTACTGCACATGCTATTAATCGGGCTTCGGCTGCGGAAGGGTTAATGGGCATTACAAGTCTAACTCCAGGGGCAGATTTCACTTTATCACAAAACTCTGTAAATGTTTTCACTTCAGAAAATTCTGGGGCAATAGTTAATACGCTTTATCTAAAGGCGGGCAATGTCGGCATCAGTACTGTTTTACCCTCGGCTAAATTAGATGTTGCTGGTTCTTTAGAATTTGAGACAGTACAATCACCGATAAGAAGTTTAACTTCTCTTAACATAGCTTGGGATTCAGCTTCAATATTTAGAGATACTATTGCGGTTAATTCTGAATATACATTTTCAAGTGAAGCAGATGCACAATGGATAACGGTTGAGATATTCAGTAACGGAAGTTACACGGCCACTTTTAGTGATGCTGCAATAGTATGGCAAGGTGGAGTAGCACCAACACAAACAGCAGATAAAACGGATATATATCAGTTCTTCAGGTCAGGTTCAAGAATATTTGGAATGGTAATGCAGAATTTTTAATGAAAATAATCTTAATAATATTACTCAGTTCGGTTAGTGTATTAGCACAACTCAAACCTTTTATTTTTGGGGTTGGTTCGAGTATAAACGATACCACAACGAATATTTATGTTGTTACTTCCTTAGCAAATGATAACGGAGATGGACTGACTTATGAAACAGCTAAAAAATATTTACCTTCGGCTTTAAGTTTAGTTGATGCACCAACAGATACGGTTTTTATTGTTGGAAATTTACCAGACTCCACTTATACCAATACAAAAAATTGTGTTATTACTGCTTATAACTTATCAAACCCGCCCTTATTGTATGGCGGTGATACTGTGGATTATTCACACAGTTATGCTTGGCAGCAAATTAATACTGTCTCCTCAGACACTAATGTTAATTACTTTAGTAGTACAAGTACAACGGTAACTTCGGCTGCTGCTGATAGGATATGGACATGGAGAGTGTACGTTGCTAATCCAGGTAAGCTTTGGGCTTATATGGTTTATCATGGTATTAATTCGGATGCAGACGTAGTGAAACTTTGTTTGAATACCAGAACAAACAGCGATATTACTATGATAACTGATAGCTGCCAAGTTATAGATACAACTGCCGCTAATACTTGGAATGTGTCTCGTTATTGGGGTGAAGGTAAGTATTTAAGTGATACTGTTTGGTTTTCTATTGTTGCTAATAGTACAATTAGCGTACCAATAGGAACGTCAACAGGAGAGACAGAAACAACGAGGGGATATAAGGATAGTGGGGTAGATGGATATGAAAATTTTCCAGCAGCAAGTTATTCAACCTTAACATTTGATAAACAAACCGATATAGCAGTTGGGATAATTACAAAAACTGAAACTGGTGGACTTGATTCAAATAAATACTATGCAATATTCCCAGATACAACGTATCAAGTATTTTTAAGTGGAATATTGGGTACAGAGGTTTCGGATGCTTCATTAGTCGATACTTTGAAAGAATGGCATTATAAAAACGATACTCTTTATGTTAATAGATACACCGATACTTCAGCAGTTGAAGCAACAACACGAGATGGTTTTTTAGTTACAAGTCAATCCACTATAAGCGGATTTAAAATTGAAAAAACAAGATATGGAATAACCGCAACTGGAACGATCGATTCATTAACATTATCAAGAAATGAATTTACAAATAATATACAAGCTATTTTAGATTCATCAGCTGGCGATGCTTTATATGCTAATAATTTATTTGATAATAACACTAGAGATATAAAATTAGTTAGCAAAGATTCTGCTTATGTTAGGAATAATAGTTTTTATAGTGCAGGTGATACAAGTTTACTTTCAATTAACACAAAATTATTCTATGAAAATAATTTAAGCTATACCGAAGCATATCCAAGGAAAGCATGGATTATTGATGACTTAGCAAATGTTAAAGCGTTAAATTTTAATGCCTATGCTTCTTCAAGCTTGTCTCTGGGCAGAATAGGCGCTGTCGAATATGATAGCTTACCTACCATAGTTTCAAATACTGATTTTGAGGATAATTCATTCCAGGTTAAAACTTGGAAAGCAGAACCATATAACAGTTTCACAAAAGTTTGGACAAATATGTTTGCCGGGGATTTTAGTTTACGTTTAGACAGCTTAATCACAAGTCCAGCAATAGATGCCGGAACTAATTTGGGATTAGAAACTGATATTATCGGCAATCCAATACCAGATGCTTTAACTGATTTGGCAGATATGGGGGCTTATGAAAAGGTATTATCTGATGAGCCGCCAGCATCGCCTTTTAATGTTTTAGCTTCAATGGTTGGAGATTCTGCTTATATCACGTATGAATACGATTTTGAGAATGATTTAGATTCTGCAAGAATACACATAGGAAGTACATGGATTGCTTCGGTTGGAATAGGTTCTTTTTATTATCATCATCCTACAAGAAGTTCAACGAGTTCGATCCCAGGATTAACCGCATTAAATGTTGTTGGAGTAAATGATGATTCGGCAACAGTAAGTTTTAGGATTAAGACAAATAATGACACGACTTCTTATCGTATTCGGTATGGGATAGGAAGTTTGTCAGATTCAACTGTATCAGCAGACACTTTTATTTTTATACCGCAAGCGACAACCTATGGGGTAAGGTTGCTTGATACTGCTGGGCAAACAAGTGGATTAGTTACATCTGCTTTAACTTGGATTGATAGCACAAGGATTTATGTTACTTTAATTGGGCTTACTGCTTCGTCAGGTTATATGTGGGATGTAACTGCTTTGAATGATAATGGATGGGTGAATAGTTCCGATGGTTCATTCACGACAACAAGCGGAGCAACTTTAACTGCTGATTTTTATGTTAGCCCATGGGGTGGCGGTGATACGCTTACTTACTCACAGATAGTTGATTTAACTTTTGCTGGCGGAGATACAATTTTATTTTTGAAAGGATATACTTATAAAGGTGCGTGGACTATCAGAAGGACTGCTGGCATAGATACTGTTTATATTGATTCTTATGGTATTGGATTAAAACCAATTTTAACTTTGAAAGATTCTGTAAACGGTGCTATGGATGGAAGCAACTGGTCAGCAGTAAGTGGACTAACTAATGTTTGGCGAATGACTTTATTATCAGACAGAGTTATTGACCGACTTTGGTTAAGTGGTTCAGAGGTTAAATTAGCTGGGTGGTATAAGTTTGAGCCTACGGTATGGATGGAGTATTTACAAAGGGGTGATAATGGAGATGGTACTTATGGTGTTTGTCCCGAACATCCATTCCATCATTATAAAGGGACTGGTTACTATCTTCACGTTTATGCTGCTTCTAATCCAGCGACTGTTTATAGTTCTTTTGAAATTCCAGCACCAGTAATAAGCGGAGCTTTAGTAAGAGAAACTATTTTAATAAAAGATGCAGATTATATTACTATTAATGGATTAGATATTCAAGGGGGAGGTTATGCTTCGCTGGGATTGGCAGGTGCTGATTATATTACAATTACTAACTGTAACATAGGTAAAAATAGTAATTATGCAGCCATAGCTGGTGATAGATTGAGCGGAACAGATAAGAAATCAAATTATGTAACTGTTTCAAATGATACAATTGACAGCCATTGGGACTATGATTATGTATTCTATACTCAAAGGACACCTTATGGGATGTATATTGATAACTCTAGTTATTGGGATATTCACGACAACTATATCAAAGATTGGTGGATGGGTATTTATATAATAGGTACGACTGGACTTACACAGTATCACAATTTTTATAATAATGAAGTAACCTCATCAGTGAGTTTATCGAAAGGCATGCAGATTGGTGGAGCCGCCCAATATGGACAATATTATACCAATGTGTATAACAACTATTTCCATAACTTAAAAGTGGGCGTACAAATGTCCTCTTCAATCGGTAATAAGGTTTACTATAATATCTTTGAAAATTTAGTTCCATCAACAAACTCTCATTCAACTGGGTCAAACTCTGGATGGGGCGTAAGCATGGGTGAGGAATATCCAGAGTTAACCTCAGATAGTAATACTGTATTCAATAATACGTTTTACGATTTCACAAATCAGGTTTGTATGTTTCCAGGAGAATGGGCTAAATTTTCCAATAATCTTATGTTATATACTAATCAACGCTATCCAAGTGGGGGTGTAACAAGAGCCACTGCCAATAGGAACCAGACATATAAAAATAATTTGTTCTTTTATCCGAGCAGGGGTTCATCAGATGATATGATAACACTTCAATTAGGCAGCATACCAGGAACATATACAACAAGTGAATTTAATGCTTTGAATGGACAAGAAGAACTTACAATTTCCGATAACTTACAGCATGTTGGAGTGATTGAGGATTTAATAAATACAAGCAACTTTACTTTACCAACTGGTAGTCCAGCTTTGAATGCAAGTGATACTACATCCGTTCTAAGATTAATACTTGATGCAGTAGCAGACGAGAATGGAGACTTTTTTGATAGACAAAATAATTTAATTCTTGATAACCATGACTGGTATAATTTTGAGAAGCCTCACATTGGTGCAATTAAAAATTGAAAAAACTAATCTTATTCGTCTTAGTCGGACTTTTATTCACAGCGATAGGATATTCGCAAAATCTCAATTATTCTTTTATTATTTCCGTACCAAATACAGGAATGGTTGATAATTAATATTTATTATTTAATATGTCTTATAGAGATGATTATATAACATTAAGAGATGCAACATTAGAAATATGGAAAAGAATTTTAAACAATCTACCATATTTGTACAAAACGAAGGGTACTATTCGTGGTCTTAGAGCAATGGTTACTTGTTATGGTATACCATCTACTCTTTTATATGTTAGAGAATTTGGAGGCCCAGATGTAAGTTCATCTATATGGAATGAATATAGATTTGATAATTATTCTTATGCATTAGATTTTATTCCAACTGCAAGTATGATGGGTGTATGGACAGGAAGTAATTCAATTTATAATAGGGTACCAAGTTGCATTGAATTTAGATTTATAACAACAGGCAGTGCATATACAAAAAATGCTACAATGTCTTTATTTGAATTAGATAAAATTACTAATGGGGCAGGTACACTTAATAGTTTATTCGGAATACATACAATATATACAAATGAAGACACAGGTCACCTACAATTTGTAATTCCAAACAGCAATGATACTAGTAGTTTATTTGTTGCTTCTACAAGTGAATTTCCAATTTATGATAATAATCCCATTCACGTTGTTTTTCAGAAAGATACTGCATCTGATGGGGATATATCAAATGAATATCATCTATATGCAAATAAATATTTATATGGTTCTATCCTATATGCAGTATCTGCATCACTAATAGTATCAGCTAGCCAGAACTTATATTTTTCATCTCATTCATATGTAAACGTTGGTGGAGTGGTAAGTGGTACTGATGTAGTTAATAGATTTTCAAATGTAAAAGCATTCTACGGTTCTATAGATGAATTTAGATTATGGGATACAGCTCTAGCAAGAACAACAATAAATACTCACACCAGATATCCTCAGTCATTTATAGGTGACACTATTACAGCCTCCTATAATGATTTATTGTTAAAATATTCGTTTAATAATCCATTAGATGTTGGTGATAATACTATGGTGAGTATTGGTTTACCAAATGAAGCACCATCTAATGGGTACGAGTTTCAAACTACATTTAGTCAATTTCCCAATATAACAGTATTTCCTTACCAATATAGCTTATATGAATATGAATCTGAAGCACATAGTATAAATTTAGGAAGCTCACGACAATCTTCTAATAAAGTTAGAATAGAAAATGGTACGCTTTTAGGACCACTTTCACCTACTGATAAGATGGAAATAGGTCAATATGATTTATCACAAATTGATTCAAATAGACTGGGAATATATTTTACTCCTTCAGATCCAGTAAACGAAGATATGATTAAAACGTTAGCAATATCTGATCCGGGAGACTTAATAGGTAACCCAATAGATTTATATAATGATACATATTCAGAATTAGACAAGTTAAAAAATATCTATTGGCACAATAGTTCAAGGAAAATTGGTGTAAATGATTATTTGAGATATATTAAATATTATGATCCAACATTGTTTGACCACCTAAGGTTAATGGTACCCGCAAGATGTCATATTAATTTTGGTATTGTCTATGAACAAACTTTGTTAGAAAGAGCGAAGACAAAATATATAAAACCTATAATTACTCCCCATCACTATGAACAATCAATTGATATGCCAGAACATTATAGGAATATTACAAGTAGTTATATATCAACTGATGTATACTATGATATAAATTCCATTGTAACAATGAGTAACTCTGGATATGATAATTTACCTGAGTTAATTTATTATATGAATGATGTTATGTACATAGTTAGTTCTAGTTATGCTAATTATAATTTACCTATGACTATAGAATTAACAGATTATTACAATGGTTTATCAGGAAGTATTGTAAACATTATAGGTCCAATTGTAGACTTTGATCATAATATTACCTATGAACATAAAGTTAAAATACCTCTGTCTCAGTCTTATATACCAACTAGTGGATATATTGGTTCTGCTACATGGATAGGATATCATCCTTCTCATTATAAATATTTTAATTGTTTCGGTACCTGGGAAAAGAGATTAAAGTGGATGGGTTGTTCTAATAATGAATCAATGACTACTGATAGGTTACCTGCAATTCAGACCTGGATCACAGATAAGAGGGTATTAAAATCAAAAGATGATGGAAAATCAAAATTGCAGATCATTAATTAAAAACTATTAAATTTTTAAAAAATCTGTATATTAATATAAAAATATGCCAAGCGGGGTTTATATAAGAACAGAAGAAATTAGAAAAAATATGTCTAAGTCACATATAGGAAAACACCATTCAGAAGAAACTAAGCAAAAAATATCTAAGACGGGGACAGGTAAAACTAGAAAACCATTTTCGGAAGAAACAAAAAGAAAGATGTCTGAAGCGAATAGAGGAATGTTAGGAAAACATCACTCTGAAAGAACAAAAAGAAAAATGAGACTGTCAGCTATAAAAAGAATAGAAACTAGACTTGGTACTGCTATTCCTAATTATAACATTGGTGCTTGCAAAATAATAGAAGATTATGGTATAGCTAATGGTTACAACTTCCAACGTGCAGAAAACGGTGGAGAATTTTATATTAAAACTCTGGGATATTACGTAGATGGATATGATAAAGATAAAAACGTAGTAGTTGAGGTTGATGAACAACACCATTTTGATAGAAATGGAAATTTAAAAGAAAAAGATATTACAAGACAGCGTGAAATACAAAATTTTTTAAGTTGTAATTTTATAAGAATTAAGATATAAGGAGAACAAACATGTCGTATTTAAATAATGATACAATTACTACAAACAATTACCTAAAATAATTAATTAAACTTAAAAATTCAATATATATTATTAATAAAGTAATTAGATAACCTCAAAGAATAAACACATAGATTAGAAATGGTAAACAAAGGAACAGTTCCTTGGAATAAAGGATTGACAAAATAAACTAGTAAATCTGTGGAACTCTATGCTAATTAGAAGGTCTAGGTTATAATTTTATAAGAATTAGAATTTAAAATTAAGGAGAACAAATATGTCGTATTTAAACAATGATCAAATTTCGGTTGACGCCATTCTAACAAAACGGGGTCGCGAATTATTTTCACAGGGAAAATTTTCTATAACTAAATTTGCTCTTTCAGATGATGAAATTGATTATGGTTTATATGATAGAACACATCCATCTGGTTCAGATTATTATTCTGTAGCAATAGAAAATTTACCTATGTTAGAAGCTATTCCAGATGGTAGTAAAATGATGAAACATAAATTGGTAACATTACCAAAAGGAACAACTACTATACCTATGGTTACAGTTGGTCTAACATCAATACATTTAACATCAAAAACTGCAACATATCCTGGGTCATCACAACAAGTCACTCCTTCTACTGTAAATGGGTTAAATGCAACACTGGGGTACACAGCAACTATATACAGTACAGCATATGTAACATTGAGTGTTCTAGCTAATGTTCAGGGAAATGCAACTACGCTGCCTACATCGACATATCAACCAGGATATTCAGTTGTTGGATTGTCATTCTTGCTTCAGGCAAAAACAATAAGGCCTGGTATAACAGCAACAACAACATTAATAATAACAGGAAATGAAACAGGTGGTACTGTTACTATTCCGATATATATAGTAGAAGGTGTTACTAATCAAAGTTAATATAATTAGGAGATAAAAATGGCAGATGACGTAATTCAAACAACAATGGCTAGACCTGTATCTGTATTTACACCGTTTAATTTAGACGATGACATTGTAACAGAGGTACCAAGTAGAGTAACATATGGACTTTGGTCAGATGGTAGTGGAATTTTAACGGGAATGTCTACATCTTCTGTAGCTGATGCTTCTATAAAGAAGTATTATCACGATGTATATGGATCAGGGGCAACAGGAAGTGCAGCAGTTGAATTTTCTATTGCATACGGACACGTATCAGGAAGTGGTTCTGATGTATCAGATAGGGACAATTCTACACAGGCAATTTATGGTCAATATAGATCTTTATTACTTGCAAATCCAAATGGCTCATTTATAACAATTGATGGTACTAAAACTTTAACTGATTTTATTGCAATAAATATTAAAAGATCTAATTTAAAACAAAAATTAGATGCAGGAAACTGGCAACTTAATCTAACTAGTACAGTATCGGGAACTCACTATTTAATTGACAATAGCGGAGGCGCAGAAGATACTAATATAAGTACAGTCGGTAATGTATTAGCAGTTGTTAGTGGAACAGTTGTAGGTGGAGAAGTTGCAGCTGGAGCATTGGCTAATAAAGAATACGGATTATGTTATCCAGAATATGGAATTATATTACTAGATCCTCGGAGAATCTCAGAGTCTTTGTGTCCATTTGATTATAATACCGCAAGTGATGCATATTATGATAATCATGGTAAACTCTTTGGTAAAATGTCAGGTTCAGCAGCTGTTTGTTATTTTGAAGCTCGTAGTGAAGAAATAATAAGTTCAACTCATTATTTTGTCAGACTGAAAAATAAACAATACAACTATACTACTAACCCAACATTTTATTCTGCATCAGATGGTACTATAATATATTCAGAATTTTATGATAATCCAGAGGTATATGTAACAAGTATAGGATTATATAATAATAGTAATGAATTGGTTGCAGTTGCAAAGACAAGTCAACCTATTAAGAAGTCGTTTTCACTTGAATCCCTATTTTCCGTCCGGCTCGATTTTTGAGAAATATTATTTAGTGTTTGGTTAGAAAATGTATATCTCCTATATTTATTAATAATGAAAATAAAATAGGAGATTTTTATGAGCAAAGAAATACTATGCAGAATATGTAATAAAATTTTTAAAGTAAGTTCTATGGCATCCCATCTAAGAGTTCATAACATTAAATACGAAGAATATGCAGAAAAAAATTTAGATCAATTTCCACAACTTAAAAATAAAACATGTATAAAATGTGGATCTAAAACAACAAATAACAAATTATGTAAACTATGTTACAAAGATTCTGATAAACAAGTTAAATGTAAACACTGTAATAGACAAATTAAGATTAAAGGGTTGGCTCATCACTTAAAAACAACGCATCACATTTTATTCGATGATTATGTACAAAATAGTATAGAACAATTTCCCAACTGGCATCCCTGTTTAATCTGTGGAAAATTAACTCCAAACAAAACAACCTGCTCTGGAAAATGTGAAGGAGAACACAAAAAAATTATTTATAAAGGTAGGGGACTTTTTAGTTTAATTTCAGAAGAACAAAAAATAATAGTTGGAAAAAAAATAGGTGAATCTCAGAGAAAAAGATTTTCTATACCAGGAAACAGTGATTATTTAAAGGGTGATAATAATCCAGCTCACAGACCAGGGGTTGGAAAGAAAATATCGGAAACCCGTTTAGCTCGTGGCTGTGGAGTAGGTAGTAAAAATCCAATGTATGGTAAAACTCATACCCCAGAGGCAATTAAGAAAATATTCTCGTACCGAAAAATGAATAAAACTGAGAAAATAGTAGCTGATTTGTTAGATCAACAAAAAATTCCATATGAATTCCAATTCTTTATCACTGATAATAGTATCTGCAAATCATATGACTTTAAGCTTAAGGACAGACCTGTAATTATAGAGGTTGATGGAGATTTTTGGCACGGTGGTCCAGGTTCAAAAACATATTGGAAAGACGTTGATAAGGTAAAACTAAATGATGTATTAAAAGAATCCATTGCTAAAACTAAAGGTTATAAGTTGTTAAGGTTCTGGGAAAGTGATTTAAAAAAAGATGTAAATATTATTCTTCAATATTTATAATAGAATGAGACTTTTTATGACTTCTGGTGGTGTAAAGGTTATTCTTCTATTTTTATATTAAAATCAGGAAACAAGATGTCCGACGGATTTGTGTTTAAAGGTTTAGATTCTACAGATTTATCTTTAAAAATATTTAAGGTATTTAAAAATTGGAGTTGTGATGAATCTAATTATGATACTTTTGGTATATCTCTACAAATTGGAATCTCAGGAAGTAAACGATTTTATCCAGAAACAGATGTACAAAACTCTGATGGTAGTTATCAGAAATTAGTCTGGAAATCTATTAAATATTTATACTATCCAAGTTCGAGTGTACATCTTCGCACAAATCCATTGGATATAACCCAAAATTATATAGACATGGATAAGATTCATTTAGTTAGTAGAAGTTTAGAAGATAGTATATGTGTTGTAAATATTCCACATAGGGTATTTGGAGAAAGAATCAAACCAACGTCAGTATATTTATCAGATGAGAATCTAGGGTATGTATATATTGATGACGGTAATTATAATTTATATATTAGTGGTACTGATAATCCTAGAGTATTGGTAGGGAATGTGTTTTATGAAAGTGGTCATATAGTTATTTCAACATCATCTTATTATGAATTAGCAACACATAATTTTGAATTATATTTTCAAGGTACCCAGACAATAACAGAATATGAAATTATATGCACTGCCCTAGAATCAGAATTTAATAATACACTAAATCCAAGTGCTCAGGAACCAGGTACAAATAAATATATACCACTGTTTTCATCATCTGAAATTCCACCACTTGTTACAGCTATAGGATTATATAATGATCACAATGAGTTGGTAATGGTTGGTAAATTAGGAGCTCCATTTAAGCGTGACTATGATCTTGATACAACGTTTATTATTCGGCTAGACGTGTAGATTATAGAGAGGATCAATGCAAATAATTATGAAATTTGAAACCAAAAAAGGACAATTTTATTCTAAAATGTGTCAACTGAAATATTTACATAAACATAGGAAACATAAAAATGAGCACAATACGCAGTAGAAAAAATAAAGGTCGAAAGCTCCAGCAAGAAGTTAGAGATCTTTTATTAGAAAAAACAAAGGGATATGGATTGGTAGAAGGTGATATTGAAAGTGTTACGATGAGTACTGGGGGACGCGATATCCAGTTATCACCATCTGCAGAAAAAGTTATTCCTTGGGATATCGAGTGCAAAAATACCCAAACTTTAAATGTTACGTCAGCCATAAATCAAGCTGAATCTAATACTAAGGAAGGTAGAATACCACTCGTTGTATTTAGAAGAAACAGAAGCAAAACATATTGTGTTCTTGAATTTCCATTGTTACTTGACTTACTTTTTAAGAAATAATTTCTATATTTATAATTATAAATAATTTAAAGGGATTGTAGTGAATTTAGGGTTATTAAGTTTTCTTGAAAAAATTTTAAATCAAAAGGGTTTAATATCTAAAGGTGATAATGTAGCATTTTATTGTCCAGTATGTAAAAAATCAGATTTACATAAGAAAAAACTTATTGTGAATCTCGATGAAAATTCTAAAAAATTTGGTTGGTGGAGATGCTGGATATGTAAAGATGAAAACAATATGTATGGTAGAAATTTAGTCAAACTACTTTATAAATTAAAGGTTGATAGAAATAAAATAGTAGAGTTATATGGATTAGTAGATAAAAATACTTTATTATTTATAAAAGAAACCGATGATTTATTTGATGATTTACCAAAACCAACGTTTAATATTACCTACTTACCAAGAGAATATATTCCTCTCTATGAACCCCACAGTTCTTCAGAATATAAATATGCTAAGACTTATTTGATAAAAAGAGGGATTACAGAAGAAGAAATTTTACAATATAATATTGGTTATTGTGAATTTGGGGAATATAAAAATAGAATTATAATACCTTCTTATGATTCTAATGGACACTTAAATTATTTTATAGGTAGAAGTTATTACAATTTATTGAAACCTAAATATAAGATGCCTCCAATAAAAAATTCTAATATAGTATTTTTTGATCAGTTTATCAGCTGGAATTTTCCAGTGCTGTTATGTGAGGGGGTCTTTGACGCAATTGCAGCCAAACGAAATGCAATTCCAATAATAGGTACTAATATACCACATTCAGTTAAACAGAGAATATTATCTGAAAATGTTAAAGATATATTTTTGGCTCTTGATATGGATGCAATTAAAACTTCTTTAGGTTACATAGAAAAGTTTATCTCAGAGGGAATTAATGTTAGATTAATAGAGATGAATAAGAAAGACCCCTCAGAACTTGGGTTTCCAAAGTTTATAAATTTATATAACAGTGCAAGTATAATAGATTTTGAAAAAATAATTAAATTAAAGATGAAATTTTAAGGAATAATATATGGAAATAAAAAAACTCACCACTAAAATTACCTCAGTAGATCAAATTGTACATATTGCGGATATCCATATAAGGCCTTATAAGCGACATGTTGAATTTAAACAAGTGTTTGAAAATTTATATAAATCGATCAATTCAATAAAAACAGAAAATACCATTATTGCTATTTTAGGAGATCTATTTCATGCTAAAACAGAAATGACTCCAGAGCTTATTTCTATTGTATCAAATCTATTAATAAATCTTTCTAATATATGTCCTTTGATAATAATACCAGGAAACCACGATTGTTTTACAGGAGACCATGAAATTTTAACTAGAACTGGTTGGGTATCTTTAAAAGAATATATAGATTTAAATAAAAACGAAGAAGTAACAACATTTAATTTATCTACAAATGAATTAAGCTTTGAAATGCCAACTGCGAAAATAAAAAGACGTCACAATGGTAAACTTCTACATTATAATGGAAAGGATGCGGAATTTATATGTACTCCAACACATAGAATATTATATAAACAAGGAAATAATATTATTGGTGAAAAAATATATGAAAAAGAAGCTAAATTTTTAATAAACAGAAAAATTAATATTCCATTAAATGGTATAATTAATAATGATAATTATATACAAAATAAATTTGCAAGATTAGCTGGATTTTCTTTTGCTGAGGGTACATTTGTTAAAAAATATTTTAATAAAAATAAAAGATTAGTGGGCAGAATACAATTTCATTTAAAAAAAGATAGAGAAATAAATTACATATGTAATATAATGTCTCAATATGGAATAAAAATAGATATAAATAAATACATTAAAAAAGATGGCGCTTGGACATATTCTATAAGTGGGCAACTAGCAACTGATATTTTTAAATTTTTTAATACTGATAAAGATTTGATTAAATTTACGTGTTTAAATAAGAATATACCATGGACAATTTTAAATGAAGATATAAATTCTTTGAAATCTTTTATGGATGGATATTTACATGGAGATGGTTGTAAGAATAAGAATTTTTGGTCGTTTTGTTCTATGAATAAACAGAGTATAGAAATTCTATCGACAATTTCTAGATTTATTGGAGCTCGTTCTAGAACATATTTTAAAAAAATATTTTATGGAAAATATGAAAATTCTAAAAGATTATACGGGGGATCATGTACAATAAATAATTTAATTAATAGTACACATTGTAATTTTTCAAATGAAATAGATTATAATGATTATGTATATTGTTTAACAACTCCAAATTCAACTCTTTTAATAAGATATAAAGATAAAATATTTATTTCTGGCAATTGCAATTTAAATAATCCAAATAGATTAGATTCTATAAGTCCGATTGTAAATAATTTAAATAGAAAAAATATTTTTTATTTGAAGCAAGGTGGGGTTTATGAGTTAGCAGATATATATTTTTGTCACCTATCTATCTTTGATGTGCCTAAAAATTATATAAGAGCAGTTGATGTTCCAAATGATAAAAGAAAAATTGCATTATTTCATGGAATTGTTGATAAATCAACAAACGAATTTGGTTATAATCTAAGAAATGAACTCGTAGACAAGACTATTTTTTCTGGATATAATATTACTCTTTTAGGAGACATTCACAAACCCCAATCCTTATCAGAAAAAATAGTTTATCCGGGAAGTTTGGTGCAAAATAATTATGGCGAGGGATTAACTCATGGGTATGTATTGTGGACTCTTAAAAATGAATCTAATAAATTCATTACTATAGAAAATGAATATGGTTATTACACCTTAGAAATTAAAAATGGAGTTGTTCCGGATGCAACTGATGTTCCAAAAAAGTGTAGAATGAGAGTTCATGCATATGATATGGCAGTTGCAGAATTGAATGATGCATTGGGTATCATAAAGAAAAAATATAATCCTATTGAAATTACTATAAATAGAATATCATCAACAAAATATAATATTTCTACAGAAGATAGAGTTAAATTGAATATTCTAAATATTCAAGATATATCGTACCAAAATGATTTAATAGAAACATACATTTTACAAAATAATACCATCGATCAAAAAGGTTTAGATACTATAAGAGAAATTAATACAAATTTAAATAGTAGTATTAATACAGGCGACTTTGTTAAAAATGTTAGATGGTCACCTTTAAAGTTCGAGTGGTCAAATATGTTTTCCTATGGAGAAAATAATATAATTGATTTTACAAATCTAAGGGGTATAGTGGGCTTATTTGGAGTAAATGTAGTTGGAAAAACATCCGCAGTTGACAGTTTGTCATTTTGTTTATTTGATAAGACTAGTAGAGATTTTAAACCTATAAACATTATTAATAATAAATCAAACTACCTTGATTGCAAAATAAAATTTTTATTATCTAATACTGAATATTCAATACATAGACATGTATATAAAAATAAAAAAGGTGATCCTATGTATAAAGTAGAATTTTCATATATAGATGATGCCAAAGAAGTACAATCGCTTAATGGAGAAAATAGGTGGGATACCAATAAAAACATATATTCAAGAATAGGTACCTTTGAAGATTTTATTTTAACTGCATTTAGTATGCAGGGTAAAAATGCGAATTTTTTAGAAAAAGGACATTCAGAAAGAAAAGATTTATTAATTCAATTTATGGGGTTAAGCTTATTTGATAGTCTATATGAGATGGCATCTAATAAATATAAGGATAAAATGTCTTCTCTAAAGACACTACAACACGAAAACTGGGCAGATAAACTAATTAAATCAGAAAGAAAATTGACAGATTTAGAAACTATATATTCGGAAAAAATTTTAAATAAACAAAATATATCAAATACTATTAAGTCAATTGAAACAAATATAAATGAGTTAAGAGAACAATTGGTAGATATAGATGAAGATTTGGATATAAATGATTTGATAATTAAGAAACATAATAAAGAAAAAGAAATTAAAGAATTAAATAATGAAATAACTAAAATAATTGATGGCTTAGAAAAGTCTAGGAGTACTATAGAAGAATATAATGCCAGAAAAAGTATGTACAAAAGTTTAAATATAGATAATATGATTATAGATGTAAATAATTTAGAAAAAAATAAAACTGAATTATTATCAAAAATAGATACATTTCAGGTAATCGTCGACAACGAGTTGGATAAGATGGACAAGTTAAAAGAGTTGGAGTATGATCTTAGTTGTAAATATTGCATGAACAACATATTTGTAAAAGATGCGATTGCAACAAAACAAAAATTAGAAGAAGATAGTGAAAAATTAAATGCATTAAAAACAGACTTAAATTTACTAAAAGATATTATAGAATCTAAGTCTAATATTAAAGAACAGTACGAAGAATACCAGATGATACTTAAAGATATTCCTAATTTAGAAGTTACACTGCACAGAGAAGATTTAGAAAAAATCACACTACAAAGTTCTATGCACTCAAAAGAACATGAACTTGGGTCATTAAATGATAGGATAGAGAAGTATAATTATAATAAAGTATCTATAGAAAATAACAATCGAATAAACACGTTCATCACTGAGTTAAACAGGGAGGTCCACAAATATGATAAACCTATACGTTTATTAGATACAGAAATTTTAAACATATTCGGTAAAATAAAGGTCGAAGAATCTAATCAAAAAGCATATAAGTTAAATATAGAAAAACAGAACAGTTTATTAATAGAAACCGATTGTTATAAAGTATATCTAGATGCTATTAAACGAGACGGAATTCCCTATGATTTGATTTCTAAAATTATACCAACCTTAGAAACTGAAATTAATAACATCTTGAATCAGATTGTAGATTTTTCTATAATGATTAGTTTGGATGAATCAAAGAATATAAATATGTATATTGTATATGATGAAAATAACTTTTGGCCTTTAGAAATGACTAGTGGAATGGAACGTGTCATATCTTCAATTGCGATACGGGTTGCCTTAATAAATATCTCTGAATTACCAAGGTCCAACTTTTTGATTTTAGATGAGTTGTTTGGTGTATTAGATGCAGATAATTTAAATAATGTTTCAATGTTAATGGATTATTTGAAAACTCAGTTTGATTTTGTATTACTTATCTCCCATATAGATGATATCAAAGAGATACCGGACGTTTATATTGATCTTCAGAAAATAAACGGATTTAGCTCCATTTCTCACAACTAAATTGTTTTCCCTATATTTATACTTATAAATAAAGGATAAAAGTCTATGGGAAAAGAACGCAAATCATTATTTCATCAAAATTTATTAAGTTGTACCGTACATCAGGAAGATACAGATAATTCAGTCTTTGATGTGGTTAATGTTCCTTCATTCTTTCCTCAAGGAAAATCTTATTTTTTAATAAGAGGTTCTGATCTTTTGAGACAGGAAAGCAATCTAAATATAGAAATATTAGATTCTGAAAATATTCCAATTTATTATGAGATACCTATATACTTAGAAGCAAGCAGTAGAGCGATATCGGTATTTATATATGAGGACACTGCCGCAGGTCCTGGAAAATTAATAATAACAGGTGAACTAAAAGATGTTCCTAAAGACTGGAAGGGACTACACAATATAAGATATGTTCAAGACATTAACATCATGCCTCAGGCACGTAACCAAGAATCGATTAAATTTAAAAATACTCCTAGTGCAATAATTAGTGAAGGATTGAGTACCAGAGCATCATATACGCCCGCTAGATTAACATTATCATCGATATCAGCTGGATATATAATTAGTAAGTTACCTACTGTCACAACAAAAAAACCATCAAAAGGAATTACTAAACGTGTGATCGATGTTGATGAGTCTAGGGTACCTACTTATGAGATAGAATTTACTGATGTGGAGACAAATAAGAACTTTGTAGGTGGTAAAATATATGTTGAAACTCCAGTTATCCACGTATCTCCTTTCAATTTACAATATTATCAGACAGCGTCATACACAGCATCAATCGTAGCTATTAAAAATTCAAATACTGTTTTGGTGGATCCTACATTTAAAGCATTAAATACACTAAATAATTATTATGAACCCCTTGTATTCAATCAAAGTTCTTATAGATTAGATTATATGACATCAGAAACGGGATCTAATACAATCTTTACCTCGTCATATGCCAAAATTGAATTAAAAAATTTAACCACATTTTCGGGAAAAGTAAACAGTGTAACAGTAAATAAGAGTAGCATATATACTAGAAATGATTTTGAGTTTGTAGGTAATTATCCTATAAAACCAACTGAGTTGTTGTCAATTGAAACCAATAACGTACCAATGTATATTGGACAATTTGAATCAGCTTCTATGCTAACTCACTGGATATCATCTTCACTATTAGGAAATTCATTTACCTCAACTCAGCCAACTGCAAGTATAGATAAAAATTATTTATTTAATTCAGTTAAATTATATGGAGGAAATTATACAAGTTCTTTTAAATTTTTCCCAAGTTTAAGTTTATCATCACCAGCAACCCATGAATATTCATTAAATGCAAAATTTAAAACTAGGTTACAACCAGTAGGTAGTACTGCCATCGAATCATCATCACTATTTATATATGTATCAGGTTCAGCATTTTATCATACCACATTGGATGACCAACTGGGACGTAAAATAGGTGAATTGACATCTAATATTGATAGGGCATTTGATGAAAAAGAATTTAATTTTACTACAGATAAAGATGGGACAAGTAATATTGTATTTGTTGTTAATAGTGGTGAATGGTACATTTCAGAAATATCTTTAATGTCTGCATATGATGTTGGCTTTAATCCTGATGCTACAACATTATATATTCCAACTAATAATGAAATACGAAATGATGTTGTTAATTTTAAATTGGAATATTTAAATGAACGGGGTGAACTAGCATATGAATCAACTGTGTTAGATACACCAGTCACGCTAAGGGGTTCTCCTACATATATATTAGGATCAGAAAATTTGATTACTGGATCTTTAAAC